TCATGTCAGCGGCCATCAGGCGGGACCCCGGGCCGAAGTCCCAGTAGGACCACGACTGCTGCGCCAACTGCTCCTGAAGGTAGAGGTATTTGTAGATGTACAGCTTGTTCTCCGCGCCCTCAGTCATCACCGTGACCACGTTCTCAGTGGTGGACGACCCCATCGCATGGACCCCGTTCTCGATGTAGCTAGGCACATGCGCGGACACGTCCTCGGCGTTCTTGACCTGCGAGGTATCCTGTACCGCGTAGTAGCGCCGCACTGAGGTGAAGCTGGCCCGGGGAGCCGCGAAGTACACGCCCCGACCAGCCGCCACGGGCCGCGCAGTGATGGACGACTCGAACTCCGTGGCCGTGTCCACCTTCACGGTCTTCGTGGACAGGATGCCGTCAGACCGCAAGATGAACTGGGTCTGGTCTGACCACAGCAGCAACTCCTCCGCGAACGGGACCGCATGGTGCAGGATCGAGACCCGGCTATGCGAGACCGCCACGTCGATGGGGTCGGTGTCCGCCACAGCCACCACGGACTTGGGCCAGAACGAAAAGAACTCGCCCGATGCGGACAGGATGACGTTCTCGCCCGACAGCATGCCCAGCCGGTTGCGGAAGAAGAACACGTCGCTAATCCTCCCGCCGATGAAGCTCGGCTCCGGGCTGGTGTTGGTGTCGCCAGACGGGCGCAACTGCCACTCCTGCTCGCGGAACGTGAAGGTGCCGTTGGCCTCGCGCACCAGCACATGCGGCATGAACGCGGGGTGCAGGCGGTTGGCGATGCCCGGTGCGGGGCACTCAGCCCAGACCCCACGGCCCACGTCGAAGCGGGCGTAGTAGTCGTCAGAGCCGGAGCCGGGGTCACCCAACACCTTGACGATGTAGCCGTCCCGGGCCTGTGCGGGCAGCATGTTAAACCGCTGCACCTCGAAGATGCACCCGGTCATCAGACCGTTATTGAAGCCGTCCCGGATTTTCAGGTTCCACACGCTGTTGCTCGCCGGGGCCGCGATGTAGATGTAGTTCGGCCCCACGTCAATGCCCCACCCTGAAGGCCCCAGATTGGACACAAGCTGGTTGCCCAACTGCTGCGCGATGTACTGGGTGTCGATGTTGGCCGCGTGGGCCGCCACCGAACCGTCCGGGGTCGTGTAGCTGGCCTGAACCCCGCCGTTGAACTCGATGGAGTACGTGCGGGAGTACTGTCCGCCCTTGACGTTCACCAGTGCCTGCCCGTTGGTGCGGTAGCCCGGGAAGGTCAGGTCGCTGGTCATCGCACAGGTCACCGACTTGTTGATCACGAAGGTGTAGTCCGCCACGGTGACCATGCGGAGGTCCTGCCGGGGGTTCTGGGTGTTGGTGTACCCGAACCCGTTGGGTGCAGAGACCGTCTTGGAGTTGCCGTCCATGTCGATCACCGTGATGTTCCCACCGGGGTGGAACGACACGTAGTACCGCTCGAACTCGTCCCGGTTGATCAGCTTCACCAGCGGCATTCCATCGTGCTTGTTGGCGAGCCGCTTGATGTGGACGGACGGCGGGCGCTTCTGCAACCCCTCGACCTCGGAACTGAAGCCGTTGATCTGCTCCTGCCCTTGGTCGGGGAATCGGAGGATGTCCGGCTGTTGCGAGATGCCGCCCTTGAGGTTTTTGATTGTCTGCGTGACAAGTGGCATCGGTTACCTCCCGGAGTTGGCGAGGAAGTACGGGTCGTTATTGAACAGGTTGTACCCGCCGTAGTCGATTTCGTACTCCTGCACGCTGTTGGACGCCTCGATGATCGCCTTCGCGCACGCCTCGCTCACGCCCGGGTCCCCGTAGAACTGGGAGTTGAAGCGGTCAGCGGCGATGTACGTGATGTACTGGCGGAAGCAGAGCGGCAGTTCCTCGAAGGGAACCTGCTCGGTCATCGTGACGGTGATCCGCCCGGGGAACTGGTCGGTCCTGTTCAGGCGGTCGTAGACGAAGCCCCCACGGTTCACGTAAGGGGTGCCCCCTGCGGTGATCACGCGGAGGTACGTGGGGAGCCAGACGATCTTCGAGGAGAACGTGTCCGGCACAAGCTGGAACGCCTCGTCCACGTTGAAGGTCCAGCCCTTGTCCTGTACCTCGGTGGACACCACAGCGAGCAACCTGCGGGCGTTCAGCACGTCCACGTTCGCGTCACCCTCCAAGGTGTTCACCACGCCTTCACCGATGGCCCCGATGATGGCGTTCACCGCATCGAGTTCCGTGCGGGGTGTGACAATGATTGCCATATGAATCTCCTATGTGCGAAAAAACCCCCATGAGACCCCGAAGGGACCCACAGGGGTTCTTGTTGTGCGTCATCCAGAGGAGACCCGCGAGGGGTCCCTCAAGGGATTACACTTGCTTGGTCAGTACTGCGACCACAGCTTCCGGACGCAGGCCGCCATGACCCATCGCGTACTTGGCGATGATCTGGTCAGCTTGGTATTCCGGACGGCGGGCGCGTTCCAGCGCGAGGTCCTTCAGCTTGACGGTGCCGACAGCCGAACGGTGCGCGGCCAGACCGACCACCTTGCCAACCAGCGCCGCCGGGAAGGCGTGCTTGCCCTCGACACCACCCAGTTCGAAGTGCGGGACTTCGATGATTTCGAAGCCGTGGATGTTGCGCAGGTTGCCCGTTTCCGGGTCGATGATGGCGTGGTAGTTGCTCGATTGCGGCATCAGGGCAGCGAGGATCGAGGAGTAGGCTTCCGGGTTCACGAAGAACACGCGGTCGCCGCTCGGGACGTACTTCTTGCCCAGCACCATGCGGGCCTGAGCCAGCGAGGCCAGGATTTCTTGACCCACAGCCGGATCGGCCACGGCCACCGAGGTCGAGGTCTTCAGTTGAATCTGCTCGCCAGCACCCAGACCCGGCAGGGTTTCGGCCACAGCCGACAGGGCGGCCAGTTCAGCCAGCACCGAACCGTCAGCAGCCAGCGCGAGGGCTTCGCCCAGTTGCTTCGAGTACTCGCCGCGCACATCGTAGTGGTTCATCGCGTCGTCGATGTCCGTGATCAGCACGTCAGCGGTCAGCAGGCCGTCGATGGCGATGATCTTCTCGTTGTGCGGAATCGCGGTGCGCTGTTCGTCCAGCGAGTTGCCCGGGGCGAGGTACTTGCCGACCGTGCGGCCCATCACCGGGAACGAGGCGGACTTGCCCGACTTGATCGTGCGGACGATATGCTTGTCCATCGACTTGGCGGTGCGGGCGAAGGCGGTCAGCACTTCACCAGCGAACATCTTCAGGAACAGCGCCAGACGGTCGCCAGCGTTGCTAACCTGACCCGGATTTTGAACGGTAGTTGCCATGTGTGAATCTCCTATTCTTGGAAAGAAAAGGCCCGCCGAAGCGAGCCAGTCTTGATCTAGGTAGGACCGCGCTGGATACTGCGGCGCCGCGTCCTTGTCCTATAGTGTGGGTTAATCAACCAGCGCGGACGCGGGCTTCCACCGAGGCGGTGTACTTGGCATCGCGGCCATACCGCTTGTCCGACATCGCCTTCACCATCTCGGCTTGGTCGCCAAACGGCTGTACTCGGGCGGTGTTGGCCGTGGTCGCGGGCTTGCCGCCACGGACGCCCTTGTTCGCGGTGCCATACTTCTGGCCCATCTGAACTTGGAACGACTTCAGCAGGGACTTGCACGCCGCGAGGTCACCGCGCTCGAAGGCATCGTTGTACGCCTTGGCGCCTGCGGGATCGTTGGTGCGCGCAAACTCGGCCACACGGGTGAAGCCCGCCTGACCACCCACGCTGGCGTAGATCGACTGGTTAAACAGTTGCGCTTGGGCTTCTTGGCCCGAGATGATCGCGTCCACAGCAGCCTGCGAGTAGCCAGCCTTCGCCAGACCCTCGTAGGTGGCACTCGACAGCTTGCCCGTGCGCTGGTACTCGTCCACGATTGCGATGGGATCGAGGCCAGCGTCTGCCACCTTCTTGGCATGTTCGCCAATGGCTTCCTGCTGCGTATTGATGCCCTTCTGGATCACCTCGTCGGTCGGCAGGCCAGTGTCCGGGTCGAGTTCGACTTCTTCGTCGCCATCCTCGTCACCCTCTTGGTCACCCTTCGAGGTATCCAGTTGGACTTCCTCGGTGTTGCCGTCCGGGTTGTCCTCGGAGTCAACCTGCACGTCGATCACGTCATCGCCATCGCGCACGCTCGCGGTGTTGTCCAGCAGGGCGCGCTCGGCATCGGTCAGTTCGCCCGACGAGACAATCGCGCCGGAACCGTACAGGTCGCTTGCAGTAACTTCCATGTGTTCTCCTTGAAGTGAAAATGAGGGACCCCGAAGGGTCTCCTCTAGTGTGGGTTATCAGCCCATCGCTGCGGCCATCGCATCCGGATCGGTTGCGCCAGCGCCCAGATTGGCGCCTGCGGCTTGACCCGCTGCGGCACCACCTTGGACCATGCCCTGCGTGATACCCTCTTGGGCCGCACGCTGCTGCATCTGCTGGTCGTTCAGGATGAGTCCCGAAGGGTCCAGACCCGTGGCGTTCGCTGCGCGGAGGAGCAGGTTGTCCCAGTCCACACGCGCCGATACCTTATCCACGAACGGCTGGATCATGGCTTGGAAGGCCGACAGCTTGGCTTGATCCTGACCACGCCCGATTGCGTCGATGCCGGTGATGATCTGCGGCTTCAGCGCCTCGGTCGGCAGGTCCGGAATCTTCCCGGTCGCTTGCAGGTCCACCAGCCAGCGGCGAACCAGCGGCAGTTGGAACTCGGTCGCCAGCACGGAGTAGACCCCGCCCAGCGTGGCCTCAAGCTCCTGCGACACATACCGGATTTCCTCGGCGGTCACCCGGTCCCCGCTGCGCTGCACTGCGCTGTTCAGCAGGAACGCGAACGACAGGCGCTGCTCGATGTTGTTGCCCACCTTTTCCACGATCTGGAAGTCAGCGAACTTTTCCATCTGGAAGACCTCGATGTCCTCCTTACGGCCCGGTACGAAGTCCCCCGAGTTGGCCTTCGCCACGCGGCGCACCGAAGTGGCACTGCCCGGCTTGACCAGAAACAGAATCTTCGAGCAGGCGATGGCGAACTGCACGATGGCCTTCGAGATGTTCTCAAGGCTCACGAGGTCCCCGATGTACTCCTCGACAAAGGAGCGCCCGTAGTTCTCGCCGTCCAGCTTGTACAGCCGCACGGGAATCCACGGGTTGGCCTCAGCGGGGTAGGTGTTCTCGCTGCCCTGCACGACCTCGCCCTCGACTTCTTGGTATTCGAGCCAGCCATCGCCTTCGGTGTCCCGATAGCAGTGGGTGTAAATCTCGATCAGTTCGTTGGGTTCGTAGTCGGTGTTAGGGAGGGAGTCCTTCAGGTCCTGCGGTAGTGCCACGAAGGCCAGCCGGTCCATTGCGATGGTTTGCAGGACTTGGCCGACTGCATCGCGCTCGACCACGTAGGACGACAGGCGGTACAGCTTCGTGGCGGCTTCCCCGGGAGGGAGGTGCAACATGCCGTTGCCAGCCACTAGGAGTTGCTTCATCAGTTCGCTGGCCGTGGGCCGCAGACCAGAAGCCTCGCCATGCGCGGTCACGATCCGCTCCACCATCGACAGGCCGACTTGGGCCTTGTCCATCACGGAGCCTTCCTCGCCCGTCTGTGCGCCCTGCTCCTTCACGTCGAACTCTGAGATGGTCAGACGGTGGAACGGTTCGCCCACGGGCACGGTCGATAGGACCAGCTTGGCGGCTAGGTTATTGAGACCACGGGCACCCACCGATTGGTAGGGCGTGGCGTAATCGGTCGAGCCGTTATCGCTCGCCTTCGGGAACAGGGACGGGATGGTGTACTGCGCGTTCTTCTCTGCTCGCGTGATGTACGGTGCGCGGTCATTCGACAGGCGATCATAGACCGCCTTTGCGCCATCCTCGTCCAAGCCCGTGCGGTCACCGGGCTTCGCCATGCGTCACCCTTAGACGTTCAGGCCCGAACCACCACCCGAGATGCGGTTGATGGTCACGCCCTTCTTGCCGCGACGGTTGGCCTTGGCCTGAGCCTCGGCTTGGGTCTCCTCGTCCGAACCTGCACCCGGGGTCGCCGGGGCCGCTTGTGCGGCAGGGGCAGCGGGAGGAGGGGCCGGGGCGATCACCGGGGCCGGTTGCGCAGCGGGGGCCGGGGCGGGGGCCGGTGCGGGCGCCTTGTCCTCCTTGATGATGCCCACGTCTTGCAGCGGCTTCTTGATGATGTTGGTGATTGCCTTCTTGACGCCACCCATAGTTAAACCTCCATGTACTTGTGAAGGACACCCTCAGGGGTCCCTCGTGGATAAACCAGCCAGCGAATCCCCGCCTCGCGCGCAACCCGGCGTGCCTTCTCTCGAAGGGTCCTCAGGTTGGCCGCGCTGCGGTACTCCGGCAGGATGAACGTGTGGAGCGCCAGTAGGCACTCCCCGACTTGGGCATCCTCGCAGGGATGCAGCACGATGCCGCCCACGCAGGTCTCGCCGTCGAGAATGACGATCTGGACCTGATAAGCGTCCGCGTGGAATTGCTTCTGGTACTCCCAGTAGGATTCCCATGTGGGGAACCCTCGCTGGGCCAGCGGCGATCCTTCCCATGCGGAGCGGACTAGGGCCTCGTTCATGAAGCCCAGCCCGCCCTCACATACGAGGACCCTTGCTGGTAGCCGCTTTGACCGGCTTCTTGGCGCGGGCAGGGCCACCTCCAAGGGCTTTGTTGGCGCCAGTGGTGGCATTCGCATCTCCCGATTCAGCAGCGGCGCCCGAGAGTTCGATCTTCAGCGAGCCGACGCCCTTCTTGGTTGTGGTGTCATCCGAGGCGGAGGCCGCACCCTTCTCGTCACCAATCACGAGGGCCTGCGGCTCAGGGGCCGAAGTCTCGGTGATGGTCGGTTTGGGTTCTACCTTCGGCGTTTCCACCTTCGGCGCTTTGAAGAAACACATACGCGACTCCTTCAGTGTGGGTTAATCGGTGCCCACGTCCTCCTTCGGCGGGCGCTCCCAGAGGATGGGCGTCTTGGCCTTGAAGTCGAAGTCGGAAGCCCGCAGGATGCGCGCCACGCGGGCCTGCACCAGTGCGTCCTCCTCAGTCAACCCGGCCTTCTTGAACAAGGACACGATGCCGTCCCACAAGTCCTCGCCAGCTTCGAGCGGGCGCTGGGTCCAGTACGTGACCTCCTCCCCCTTTCGGGGACCAGACTTGAGGACCTTGCTGGCCTCATACGCGATGTATGGCTCGGCCAAGAACTCGGCGGCACTCGTGGGTCCCACGCCCGGGCAGCCTGCATAGCCGTCCGTGGTGTCGCCCATGAGGGTCTGGTACATATGCCAGTAGTTCGCGTCCTCCTCGGACAGCACGAGGGATTCCCCCGTGGTCATCCAGAAGAACTCCCCGGGGACCGTCTTGAAGTCCTTGTCGGGGGACACGATGACCGTGTGGGTGCACCCCACGAGGGACGGCTTGGTGGACAGGATGCCCATGCAGTCGTCACCTTCCAGACCCGGGCGCACGAAGCACTCGAAGTTCTGGTGGACCCACTCGACCAGCTTCCAGTAGGCGATGGGTTTCCCCTTGCCCACGCCGGAGCGGTTGGCCTTGTAGCTGGGCAGGATGTCCTTGCGCCAGTTGTGATCGTCCGTGAAGCACATGATCAGCTTCGCGGTGGACCAGCGGCGGTTGCGGCTGGTCAGGGCTTCGAGCGAGGACAGGAAGGCTTGGGTGCAGTCTTCCATGTTCGCCCACGTAGTCAGGACGCCATCTTCCCACTCGACCACGCGGGTTGCGTTGGCCGCCGCTTGGAAGGCGAGGAAGTCAGCGTCGATCAGGAGACCGAGGCGCTGTTCACTCATTGCTGTTGGGTCTTGACGAGTTCGAGACCGGCTTGCGTGACGAACCACTTGCCACGGTTCAGGCCCATCGTGATGCAGGTGATCAGGCCACGGCTCGCCGCTTCCGCGATGTGGTAGGCGTGCTTGCGGGCGTAGTCGGACTGGAACGCCTTCGGGTCTTGGTGGATGGCGGTGCAGACTTTGATCAGATCGTTCATGTGTTCTCCTGAGAATGGGTTACTGGCCGTAGACCTTGACGGTCTCGAACTTGGGCGGGCTGAAGGTCAGCGTGCCGTCCGATTCGAGGTTGTCCTTGAACTGCTCCCTGATTCCCAGCTTCACGCTGAACAGGATGAACGAGTCGAGGTCCTCCCCGATGTTGGCGTAGGCGCGCAGTCGGCCCCGGGCGATCTTCAAGACCGCGCGATCCGGGATGTCCGAGTTGCGGGCGAACATGGTGCGCAGCACAGGCACGTCCTCCCGCTCGACCAGCACGCGCAGCTTGGCGGCGAGTTCCTTCAGTTCCGCGTATGCCTGCTCGACCACGGGCATCTCGCTGTCCGGGACCACCACTTTCACGCGGGTGGAAACGTTGAGTTGAAACGAACGTGCCATGTGCGGCTCCTTAAATTGTTGTCCACTAGTGTGGGTTAATCAGTGGCAATCGCCCCAGTGGTCGCCCACTTTGGATTCCGTGTCGAGCAGGCAGCGGAACTTGAAGAAGTCCCCAGCGCGGCGCATCGCGGCTTGGCTCGCCTCGGCAACCTTCTGGGCCACCTCAGGGGTCCTCGCGGCGATCTGCATTTCATCGTGGACCCACGCCAGATAGGCGAAGTCACCATGCCAGCCGTGGACCAGCCCCATCTCCTCCACCAGAATCCGCTCGGTTTCCACGATCCAGTACTTGCAGATCAGGGCGCCAGCGGATTGCAGCAGGGTGTTCAAGGCAGCGTGCGGGGAGCGGACGTGGACCTTGCGGCCATCCAGCCCCTTGATCCAGCGGCGCTTCCACTTGACCTGTGCGACACCATCGGCCCAGCGTTGCGACTCGACCAGCAGTTCTTCCAGCATGGCGCGGAGTTCAGCAATGGCCGGGGTGCCCTCCATGAATTTCTTCTTGAGGTCCTTGCCGACTGCCTTGTCCCCGCCCGGGATGATCGACCCGATCTTCTCGTCGCCCGCCCCGTAGAGGAAGGCATAGATGAAGGTCTTCGCGTAGCCCCGGAACTTGTCGTGTTCCTCGTGGCCGGGGCCTTCCTTGATCCGCTTGGTCCCCTTCGGGACGAACCCGAGGGACTCCACGTTGACCCAGTGGATGTCCCCTTCGAGGAGGTCCTTGATGTACTGACCCCCGTCGAACTTCGCCATGAAGTGGCCCAAGCAGCGAAGCTCAAGTCCGGACGCATCGGTGCCCACTTGGACCGCCTTCTCCCAGCCCGGGACGTGGCGCACGTAGGCGACCCCGAACAGGGCACGGCACTGGGGGCCATAGAGGGCTGTCCCCGAGGGGACCTGAGCGATGTTCGGGAAGGCATGGGTGGCCCGCCCGGTCACGGCCCCGTTGGGGTTGACCGACCCGTGGATGAATCCCCGGTTGCACAGCTTCAGCCATGCGTTGTCGCCCTCCGCGATCTGGCCCAGCCGCTTGATCAGCAGCAGGTATTCCGCGATCAGCTTCACGTCCTCCCGGTACTCCTCGGGCAGACGCTCGGCGGCCTCGGCCAGCGTTTCCTCATCGACCTTGGGCTGTCCGGTCTCGGTGAACTCCTCCGGGACCCAGCCGCGTTCCTGCAACACCTTGGCGATGTGCTGGCGGGAGCCGGGGTTGAAGACCACATGCTCGACAGGCGTGTAGGGCCGGTCCTTGCAGTAGTCGATCTTCGCCAGCTTGCCGGACTTGGTGTAGATGTCCCCGGTCTTCGGGTAGGTCACGTTCGGGTACTTCAGCAGCTTCGCGTTGGTGCGGGGGTGGCGGAACGCTTCCTTGCCGCCCTTCGCCACGTACCACGAACCGAAGGTGTCCATGACCCGTTGCAGGATGTCGTTGCGCTTCCCGCTCAGTTCGGCGTACAGGGCAGCGGCCCCCTTCTCGAAGAACGGGAAGCCGTTGCGCTCCTGCTGGGCCAGGACCCACGCGGCGTCATGCTCAAGGCGGACGGCATACTGCGTGTAGGACAGGTCCTCGCTGAAGTAGTAGGCGTTGGACATGAGGCGGTCGAACACCTTGCGGGTGACCACCACGTCCTGCTCGCAGTACTCCAACATCTCCTCGTTGAACTCTGCCCAGACATCGCCCTCGCCTTCCCCGTAGGAACCCTTGGCCTCGCCCACGCGGTAACCCCACGCTTTCAACGAGTGGGACCCGTACAGCTTGCCCGGGAGTTCCCCTCGCCGGAGCAGCGCGTTGTCGGTGTCCTTGATGTTGGCGTGTAGGAGGCGCGACAGGACCAGAGTGTCGAGGACCTTCTTGCGGTCTATCTTGAAGTGCGGATACAGGAGTTCCAACACGGGGATGTCGTACTTGATCCCGTTATGGGCCACCAGCAGGTCGGACTCCATGAGGACTTCAAGGCCGCGCTCGATGTCCCCCGGCACGTCCGACCGATAGCGCCTGTACCAGTGGGCGTGATAGTCGTGGATGACGATGCAGTGGACCTTGGAGACCACGGCGGATTCCGTCACGCCGGGGATCACCGAGTACTCCATCAGGCCGTCCGTTTCGATGTCGAACAGGCGGACCTTAGGGAATTTCTCTTGAATCATTGGTTCTCCTTAGAAGGGGTCATCGGGATCGGAGGAGCCATCGTCGGCAAGCTCGCTGCCCTCGCTGCCCCACGCATCGACCAGTCGCCCGGTCTGCTTGTCGAACCGCAGGAAGCCCGCCACCCCGGTGTCCCCGGTAAAGCGGCACTTCAGAATGCGGATGGTCACGAGGTTCGGGTCCTCGCCTTGTTGGTCGCGCTCGAATCCGATCACGGTGTCGGACAGTTGAGCGATGGCGCCGGAGCCACGCAGTTCGGACAGGGAGATGGTTCCACCCTCCTCGTGCGACTTGCTTTTGCTGTCCTTGCGCTTCAGGTGCGAGATGACGACGAAGCGCCCGCCCGTGGTCTTGGCGAGGGTCTTCAGCTTGGTCATCAGGCGGTCGATGGTCTTGCGCTCGTCCTCGGCCTCGTCCATGCCAGACACGACGATGGACAGGTGATCGAGGATGATGAACTGACAGCCCAGCACGGTGATCATGAAGCGCAGCTTGTTCAGCAGCGAGTCCTCGCCCGCCGACCCGAAGTGGTCGTACAGGTGATAGGTGTCATTGTTAAACAGGATGTTCAGCGCCTCGTCCCGCTCGGCCACGGGGACCGAATCTGGAAACTGGCGGATGCGCTTGTTCAGGTGCAGGCCCGCGATGTCGAGGCAGGTCTCCTCCACCGACTCCTCGATGAAGGCCATCCCCATTCGGTAACCCATCGACTTACCCCAGCCGTAGGCACACTCCCGGGCGAACGATGACTTGCCCATCCCGGAACCCGAGGTGAGCATCACCACTTCCCCTTCACGTACCCCGAGGGTCATCTGGTTCAGGGTCTCCCCGAGGGGGAACTTGATGCCCTCCACCACGGCCCGCGCCTTGATGCGGTCGATCAGGTCCTTGGCGGCCACCACACCATCGGGACGGTACGGGCTGGCGTTCCAGATCGCGTCGATCACTGCCTGACCCTTCCCGGCCAGCAGGCACTCGTTGGCGTCCTTCAGGGGCAACTTGGCGATGAACACCTTCCCCGCAGGGAGGACCTCGGCGGCTTCCGCCATCGCGGCCTGCCCCGGTTCATCGTTGTCGAACATGAGGATGATCTTCTCGTACCCGTCGAGGAACTCGTAGTTCTCCGCGCAGGTCTTGGCCGCAGCTTTGGCCCCAGTGGGGAGGGAGACCACCGGCCACTTGTTCCCTTGCAGTTGGGACACCGAGAGGCAGTCAATCTCGCCTTCGGTTATGACGATCATCTTGCCGCTGCCGCCCCACAGGTGATTGCCCCACAGGTGGCCGCGTGCGACCTTGCCGGTGCAACTGAAGTTCTTCTCCTTGTCGCGGAGTTTCTGGCCGACAACGGCCCCGGTCACGTCCCGGTAATCAGCGATCTGGACGACTTCGCCCTTGACCTTGCCGATCCAGTAGCCGTACTTGCGGCAGGTCTCCTCGGTGATGCCCCGGGCCTGTAGCGCCTTGAACTGGCCGTTGGCCTCGCGCATCGTCAGGACACCCTCGGCCCGCTGGCTCCGGCCCTTCTTGCCCTCAGGCAGCACGCCATCCTCGCCCGGGACGTAGGTCTCGCAGGCGAAGCAGAACTGGTGGCCGTCAGTGAACAGGGAGTTGGCATCGCTGCTGCCGCACTCCTCGCATGGTAGGTGCCGCACGAAGTCCGAGGATTCGTCGCGGTCGTTGTCTTGTCGTGCCATCTTCATCTCCGTCAGGTTGGTCCACTAGTGTGGGTAAATCGCCCTGAACGAAAAAACCCCCAAAGGCCCATTACGGGACCCTCGGGGGTTTCTCTGAATGCGGCACTACTTGTTGGACACTTCCAGCCACCACGCCTTGGCATCGAACGAGGGGCACTGCTTGCCCTTGTCGGCATCGCGGTGGCCCAGCACGTTGGTGCCCGGGTAGATTTCTTGGAGGGACCGGATGGTCGCCACGAGGGACAGGATTTGCGCCTCGGTGTAATGCTTGTACGGGTCGGTCCCGGAGAACGGACCCTTGCCGCCCACGAGGCAGATGCCGATGGAGTCGGAATTGCGGGACGCCACTTGGGCGCCTACGGTATCGTGGGGGCGGCCACCCTCGACAGTGCCATCGCGGCGAATGACGAAGTGGTAGCCGATTGCGGCCCAGTGGTTATCGACCACATGCCAGCGGTGGATGTCACGCGCGCCAATGTCCATCGAAGGGGGGGTGTCAGCAGCGTGAACGAAGATGGTGCGGGTCGCGGCGCGCTTCTTCAGCGGCGGCAGACCGGGGTATGGCTTGGGGAGGGACATGGCTATGCCTCCTTCTTCTTCTTTCGGGTGAGTGAAACGAGTGAACGTCCAGTGCCGGGTTCCCTCAGCCATGCGTCAGGGATCAGCTTGTCGGCATACTTGAAGCCGTACTTGTCGCACCACTTCGCGTAGGACGTGGGCGAGCCTTTGTAAAGCTTGGCGTTGCTGCTGGAAAACACGAATCGGATGTCCAAATCCGGATGTTGTTCGCGGATTAGCAAGTGCTTCTTGCGGTCGTCCGCATCGAAGATTCCCTTGCCCTCAATGATGATTCCGTTCGGGAGAACGAAGTCGGGGGTGTACTTGTGATCGGAGGCTGGGATTACATACTTGACCTCAAACTGCTCGAAGACAACCGGAAGGTTGCGGCCTTCCAGTTGCCCTGCGATTTTGTCTTCGAGACCGCTGCGATACGTTGCGGCGTTATGCGTGCCCCAGCCGCCCGCTCGTTTGAACGGACGGCCTGCCATGATCAGAACTCGCTGTCTTCGGCGTTGCCATCGTCGTCACCGAACTCGTTGCCGGTGGACTCTTGGTAGTCGCCTTCGTCTTCGTCGTCACCGAACGGGTTGCTGCCGCCTCCGGTGTACTCGACAGCCTTGATCAGCTTCACGGCTTCGAGGCGCAGCGTGATGCCAGCGCCCACAGCAGCGGTGAAGAAGTCGGCGGCCACGAACGAGACCTTGACGGTCGAGCCTTCACCGAACTTCGGCACCTCCTCCGGCTTCAGGCGCTTGTTGCCCTGCCAGATCGGGATGGTGCGGTTGATGGTCTCGCCTTCCGAACCCGGCTTCTTCGAGGTGAAGCTGGCCTTGGACTTGAAGGTGAACACGTAGGTGCCGTCTTCCTCGTCCTCGTAGAACGGCAGGTCGGCGGCCTTCGGTGCCTTGCCCTTCAGGCTGGCCTTGAACTTCGGGTCCTTCTTGGCGCGCTGGATGGTCTGTTCCAGCTTGGCCTCGGCCAGTGCGGCCAGTTCCTCGTAGAGACCCTGTGCTGCCTCCTTGGGGACCTTCACGCGAATCTTGTACTCGCCCTCGGCCTTGTACTTGGTGTCCGGCTTGGTCACGTTGACGAAGCCAAAGACGGTCGCCAGCGGGGTGACGCGGGTCGTCGGGCGGTCTGCTTGTGCGGGTGCGTTGCTCATTGATTCTCCTGTGTAGAAAAAGAAAGGACCCCGAAGGGTCCCTTGATGTTGTCCTGTAGTGTGGGTTAACCGATCTGGATTACAGCCTCGATTTCCCACAGGGGGTTCTGCTCGTGCGCCCACTCGTAGGCTGCGTCGATGTCCACTGCGAGGGTCTCGTCGCGGAGCGCGAAAGGGTGACCTTCGAGGGTGTACTTCACGAGGAACCGCTTCAGCTTCTTACCAGCGGTACTTGGCATTGAATTGCACTCCCATGTTCTCGGGGGCGCCCCACACGTTCTTCACGCGGAGGTCGAAGTCCCAGTCTTTCAGATGCCCCTCGGCAATGCCTGTCAGGGCGGACAGACCAGCGTTCGCCAGATTGTCCACTGCGATGTGTGCGATGGCCGCGCCGATGTCCTTCAGGCGCTTGGCCTCGTTCGGGAAGCGAACGTCCGTGATGACAGGGACCACGCCCCGGGCCACGGCATCCTGTGCCTTGGCGATCCCGAGGTTCAGCCACTTGTCCTGCTCACCCCGGAACTCCCGGGTGAACTCGGTCCCGTAGATCAGCAGGTGTTGGCGCACGCTAATGCGCTGGCCGATCAGTTCGGGGTGGCGGTTGTACAGGAACGCGGAGTAGTGCGACCCGATGCCGTTCAGGGCCTTGCCGTCGATGGCGTCGATCTTGAACATCCAGAACGGGTAGTCCTTCAGCTTGGGGTCGTTGCGGATGTTCAGGTAGTCCTCTCGGGACACCTTCGGGAACAGCGCGCCCACCTCATCGGTCAGCGCATCCGCGAACTTGACGTTCTCGAACTGGACGCCCGGGTTGGCATCCACGAGGGACTGGAAGGCGGTATCCTTCCCGGCCCCCGGGTGATCTGCGGCGAGACCCAGCACTGCCACTCGGGCGCGCTCGCGGGTTGCTTCGTCAATTGCCACGGAACACCTCCTTGACTCGTGCCCATGCGTTCGACAGGGCGGCTCGTGCCTTCAGGAAGCGGCGGGGATCGTGGTCCAGCGCCACGCGCTTTTCAGCGAGGGCCTGTTGCAGCAGTGCCGGGGTGACCAGCACGACTTTGCCCATGTACTTCTCGACACGGGAGCGGTTGTACGGCGGGGTGAACGTGGCGATTGCCTTGCGGTTGCCGTTCTGATTCCGTTCGCAAGCGGTGTTGCGGGAGTCGGGAACCATCACCACGGCTGCGCCATTGTTGCGGCGTCGAAGCTCGATGCTCATGTTGTTCTCCTTATGGTGTGATGGTCCCCAGCCGGGTGTGGCCGGGGTGTCCTCTAGTGTGGGTAAATCAGGCGATCCACGCGGCGAGGAGCAGGCCCAGTGTCAGGCCGATGGGCACAGCGGTGACCCCTTTGGGGAAACACGCCCAGCCCTTCTTGATGAGCGCCCAGCGGGACGGCTCCCAGCCTTTGGCCTCGTGCATGGACCCGCACAGCAGGCTCGACCCACGGGCGTCCTCGCAGGTCACCCGGTTGCGGTACGTGTAGGGGCCTTGGATGGGTTCCCAGCGGGTTTCCTCGCGGGAGAACTTCAGGCACTCGTCGGTCCAGTAGCCAGACTGGTGATGCTTGCAGTTGGCGCAGGTCTTCTCGCTCGGGGTGAAGAAGGGGAACTTGCCGTTCATGCGCCCACCTTCACGAAGTCGGCCTTGCCTTCCCCGAAGTGGCGGTCCACGGTGCGCAGGCCCTGCCTGCCCAGCGAGGGGTACTTGTTGTACTCGATGCGCACGGTCTTCGGGTTGACCTTGACGATCCAGCCCAGCTTGATGGCGCAGTGTTGGGCGCCAGCGAAGGCAACCTCGTCACCCTCCTTTACAGGCTGGCCTTTGATGTCGGTAACGGCAGTTGTCATAGCTTCGGAATCTCCTTTATGTCCATCCAGAACCCGTCCGTGGTGGACAGGCACGACTGCGCCTCCTCTCGGGCGCACCCTTTGGCGTCCCTTTCGAGGGCGCACAGGGCACAGGAGGACCCGCCTTCCGGCAGGCCCACGGCCCCGACAAGGACCAGCGTGTGGCCCTTGTGGGTGAAGCGGTTAGTGCGCGGCACGTTGGAACACGCCCTTCACAGCGGCCCATGCGCGGGCCAGCAGGCCGACCGGGACCAGCGGGGAACCGTCGATGGGCGAGTGGGCGAAGGGCACCTTGTAGCCGTCCTCCATCTCCGGCAGGCGGCCTTCCCACGAAGCGTGCGGGTGCAGGCCCAGCTTGCCCTCGTGGACATACGCTTGCAGGTCCCCGGACACGGCCATCGTGGTGTCCTCGTGGGTCGGCTGGTAGCCGTTCAGGGTCGGCAGGCCGTTGTCCTCCGGGAGCGGGGTGACGCGGGCAGGCTTGGCGTAGGCACGCTGGACTCGCAGTTGGTCCTGCTTCTCGGCGCGGTAGACCGCATGGATTTCGCGGCGCAGGGCCTCGACATGGGCTTCCAGATCGGCGCGGGCTTGGGTGCCCTCCTCGGTCAATGCGTGGACCATCTCCTCCATGCGCTGAATGTGGGCCATCCGGTGCATCAGGTTGGCTTCCGGGGTGTTCAGGGCGTGGGCTTGGGCGATGTTCGATTGCATGTGGTGTTCTCCTTGAGAGGTTAAGCGAAGCAGTACTGCGAGTTGAGGATGTCCTTCAGGTTGAGGGACCCCTTCTCCGGGAAAGCCGGAATCTTGTCTCGTGCGTCCGGGGACAGCAGCGAGTCGAACGTGGTGTAGAAGTTCTGGATCACGTCCTGCGTGTCGTAGGTCTCGACCATGACTTCCCGAACCGTGCGGAACATCACCCCAGCGTGGCCGGGTGCGGTGCCGAACGAGTCGTGGATCGTGGCGAAGTGCTCGATGCCTTGGCGGCTGGCCTTCAGGCAGGTCAGCATCATGTGGCTCGCGTCCATGCTATGCACGAAGTTGGGCGAGATGCCGTTCTGCTGCTTGTGCCGGTCCAGCGGCTTCGGCCCGGTCTGGGCTTCGGACTTATTGATCGTCATAGTCACGCGGATGTTGCCACAGATCATCGTGTCAATCCGGTGCGTGTCCGACTTTGCGGTACTCCTGCCAGACCGGGAAGCCAGCAGGCGTAACCCAGTGGCACGGCATCTCCTCGGTGACCAGCACAGCCGCAACCTTCTGCAACCATGCCATCGCCTCGACAGCCGCCACCACCGTGGTCCCCAGCGCGTCCCAGATCAGGCCCGCCATGTAGGAGCAGGCTTCGCCCGGGCTGGGGAACACGTCCTCGCCCATCTCCTCGATTGCGGGTTGCACGATGTCCTCGAACAGTTGGTCCGTGAACCCGTACTTCTTGGAGCCGTAAGGCAGGGTCATCACTGACCGCTTGGTGACCTTCCGGTTCACCCCGTAGTTCAACCACTGGCGGGACAGCGAGCGGGTCCCCCTTCGGGGCCTCTCGGTTATCTCCCCGGTCTCCTTGTCGGTCTTCGTTTCGGTGTAGTCGTCGGTCCCGTCTGCGGCATCCGCTCGGAGGACCACGTTCACCTTGTCGGACACGATTCGGTAGATGTCGGAGGGTTTCTCCGAGGGGATCAGGTTGACAGCCTTCCCGCCTACCTCGTCCTTGAGCATCGCGCTGAAGTGCTGGATGCCGGAGCAGGACCCGTCAAACGCAATCGCCAGACCGCAGCGGTAGCTCGGGCCTTGCTCCTTCCATGCAGCGTACTCGAAGCACGCAGCCAAGAAGCAGAAGGGCGAGTCCGCATCCGTGGCCCACCAGAGATTGTCCAGCGGGTTGGCGGCGGTCTCAAGGATCAGGCGCTCGTTGTCGTGCGTCCACTTGATGCGGTCGTCCAAGGTCTCCTTGTCGAAGCCCGCCGTGTTGGCGAGGTGCATACGCAGCCAGAAGGCACCGTCCTCCCCAATCTCAGGCGGATCGGAGAACAGCAGCAGCGCCTTGTCCAAGTCCTGCCCTTGCGGGGAAAACTTGGTGGCGGCATAGATGCGGCCCCGGAAGTCCAGCGAGTAGGGGAACCAGATGCGCTCGAACCCGGCGTACTTGCGGGCTTGGATCAGCGAGGTTTCCAGTTGGTAGCGGCGGGAGCGGCGGGCCTTCTCCTTGCGGTAGGCCAGCGCGGCGTCCTTCTTCCACTTCCGCAGGACTGCCTCGTCCTCGTCCATGCCCTCGACCCGCTCGGGTTTGTCCAGCGTGATGTGGCTGGGCATCTTCTTGACCGGAGGGTTGGGCCACTTCGCCACCTCCTCGGCCACGGCCAGGACCTTCGCGTTGATCACCCAAGGGGTGTTCTGGATCGCGTTGAGGGCGGCAAGCACGTTGGTCAGGTCCACGTCCTTGTAGCGGCGGTTCCGGCGAACACTGCCCCGGACCAGCATGAGGGGAGACTTGTCCTCGTTGAACCAGTAGCCCCCGGCTCGGTTGGTGACCCACGGCTTAGGCGGGACCACGCAAGGGGCGAATGCCGGTGTCATGTCCGCGAGGGAGTGCGTCCGCTTGGACAGCCACTCCGCGTATGCGTCCGTGATTTCCAGCACTACTCGGTGCAACTTGGGATTGCCCTTGTGTTCGTGGCGCAGTTCGACCAGACCCGTGGATTCCACGATCAGTTCGACCAGCTTCAGCCCCACAGCGGCACGGTCTTGGTTCGACCAGCCATCCCACTCCTGCAACTCGCCAGCATCCTGCATCGCCACCTCGACAGCCCGGGCATAGGCCCGCTTGAAGTGGTCGCCCGAACGCTTGGCGATGTTCACCGCAATATTGTCCCTGTACCGCTTCTCGTTGTCGTCGCGGATGCGACCGAAGCGGGCCTCGTCCTCGATGTCATGGCCGATCTGCATGGACACGGACACGAGGGTTGCAGGCTTCTTGCCACCGGACCCGCCGCTGACTTGCGACAGGGAGTTAAGCACGACACGCAGGGCGATGAAGGCCACGCGGTTGGCGTTGACCTTAGCCATCAGCTTGGCGGCGGTGTGCTTCTTGCCAGCCTTGCCGGAGAACGCCACCTCGATGAACGAGGTAATGGCGCCTTCCACCTTGGGGATCAAATCGGCAATCAAGGGACGGGCCACCTTGGTGTCCGCACCCTCGCCCCTCTCGGCCTTCGCGGTCATCGCTGCGAGGAAACGCTGGGCACCAATCTCGTAGGCTTCCGCCTCGATGGCCCGTTGCGCTTCCGCCAGATCAGCACCGTACAGGCTGGTCAGGGTTTGCAATGCTGCATCGCTCATAGGGTTCCTAGTAGGGTATATCTTGTTTATGTCTACCTTGTCAGGAACCCTTATAGGGGACCTTATAGGTAATCTTTCAGGAGAACAGAGAGAGGAACCCCCTACAGTGTGGGTTAATCCACTGCGGGAGGTTCGACACTCGGCTCTAGTGTGGGTTAATCGCGGAAGGGGTCCGACACCTCGGTCTCGATGTAGGTCCCCAGCTTGTACAGGCAGACGGCCACGAGGACCACGGCAGCGCCCACGAGGAGGACCACAAGGGGCCAGTCGGTCATGACTTGACGCCCTCGGCGCCCTCGATGTCCCGGAACTGCACGAAGACCGGGTGCCGGAGGTTGCCATCGTCGGTGCGCTCCATGTACCGGACCTCGACATAGCGCCCGATCCACTGGTCTCGCGTCAGGCGGCGCAGGTCCTCGTTGCCCTCGAACGTCCCGACATCGCCCACGGTCCCGTCCTCATACTCGACCGTGACGAAGCCGGTCATCCCGGCGAACTTGCCCTCGCCCTCGCCCCAGTTGATGACCTTGCCGTCGATGGTGTCCTCGGGCTTGACCTTCCACCAGCCCAGCACCTTGCCAGCGCGGTCCTCGGCATCCGGGGCGTACAGGATCAGGCCCTCGAACCCTTGCTCGCGCTGCTCGTTGAAGGCCGGGTCGATGTGGTCGATGTTCCAGATGGACGGCAGGCGTAGGTCCCGCACCGTGATGCCCAGCAGCGCGCCCAGCTTCTCGCCAGTCGCTTGCCCATTGTCGCGGCGGGTCACGAACGCGGCGCCCGACCTCTCGCCAATCGCCACCCCGGCGTAGCTCAGTTCCTGAATCGGCCAGATGATCAGGTTGTCAGCCGGGATCGGCTTCTTGCGGCGCAGGTCCCCGCATCCCTCTTGGAAGGAGCGGCCCTTGACGGACACCTCGCAGTCCAGCACCAGCCCTAGCGGGAAGGCTTCCAGCAGCTTGGCGCGCTGGTCGGGACCCACGAGTTGCTGGAGGGCCGGGAGGAGCTTGGAGGACCGGCTGGAGGCTGTCAGGCGCCCGTCCCGGTGCAGTTGCAGGATGACCCGCACCCCGTCCACCTTGCGGGCCACATACAGGACACCGTACCGGGCCAGCGCCTCGGTGATCTGGCGCAGGTTGAACTTCAGGGCACCTTGAGGGGTGAACTCGTGGTAGCCGTTGGTCAGGTAGTGGGTCTGGCTCATTCGATTCCTTTGGTCAGTTCCTTGACGACTTCCGAGCGGGTCTCGAAGGTCACCGGGTTGAAGTGGATGGCGACGATGCGGACGCAGGCCGGGGCCGCGCTGCGCTGGATCACCAGATTGGCAACGCGGGAGGCTTGCGACAGCCCGATGTGGGCCGTGGCGTGCTCCAGCCCGTCCTTGACCACGCTGTAGGTCGTGCTCATCGCTTCTCCTTGCGCTTACGGGCAGCTTGCAGGTCCGCCCAATCGCGGCGGGGCTTGGTGTTGCGTTGCTTCTCGAAACCTTGGTTGTCGTGGCTCATGCGCGGGCCTCCTCGCGGGACACCGTGATGGTCCCCTTGCGATGCACGCCCACGGGGCCGTGACCAGTGGCGGCCATGCCCATCGCGCGCCGGAGGGAATCCTTGAGGGCCTTGCGGGCGCGCTCCTCGGCTTGCCCCTTGAGTACCGGGTCGGTCGCGGTCAGGACCATGTGGTTGACCTGCTGGGTTGCCGCCCACGCCTCCGGGGAGGTTGCGGACAGGAAGCCAGCGGCTCGGGCCTCGGCGTAGGTGTAGCCAAGGGCGGGTGCATTGCGGAGATTCATCAGGGGTCCTTGAAGGGTGGCCCACGAGGGGGGCCGGGTTGTCGTGTTACTTCAGTTCAGCGGCGACGATTGCTTCGGTCGTCTTGCGCAGGCCGTGGCGCAGCATGTCGTTCACGATGCGTTCGGCATGTTCGACAATCACGTCGAGTTCCTGCTTCTGCGTCAGGCCCCGGGTGTCCAGCGTGTCCAGCACATGGAACAGGTGGACCGCATCGACCGTGGCGACGAGGACTTGCGCATTCAGGCCAGCGGCCAGCGTGCGGAATTCCAGCTTGAACAGGGCGGCCTCGCTCGGTCGGACACCGTAGGTATACGCCCAGTACTCGGCGCTGCGCACCTTACGGGCATCCTCGAAGATGCGCTGGATGTGGGCCGGTGCCGTGGTCAGGTCGAATCCCACCTTGCTCGCCAGTTGGCGCAGCGCCTTGGTGAAGAACGTGGCGCGGTACTGGTCGAGGGTGCGGGTTTGGGCGGTCAGTTTCATGGGTTCCTTGACGTGGTAGACGATGGTTCCGCCAGTGACCGGATCGGCCACGGCTACGTAGGATTGACCCGCACGGCGGGCCGACTCGATCAGGCGCTCGACCTTGCGGGCGTGCTTCAGGGCCTCGGCTTGCACCATCAGGTTGATGGACAGGTCCACGTCTGCCTTGTTGTAGGCGTAGAACTTGGCCCAGTCTCCGATGATGGGGACCTTCATTCTGCGGATTCCGATTCACCCACACTATCGGACGCCTCGGCCTTCGCCTTGCGGCGGCGGGTCGGCTTGGCCGGTTCTGCGGCGGGTTGCGTTGCCTCGGTCTCGACCGTTGCGGGACTCGCGGCGGCCAGCGCCTGCACCTTGGCAGCGGCCTCGGCCTGTTGCTTGGCCTTCAGTGCGCGGGCCTCACGTTCGGCGCTGGCGTAAAGCTGGTGACGCTCGGAGGACAGGCCCCCGGTGCGGTTGTCTTGCACTCGCCAGTACTCGCCCACATACGCAACCGTGAACGGGTAGGTATCGCCTGCCTCGTTGCGGACGTTCAGTTCGGGGGCGAGGTTGGTGTCGATGGCGGATTGACGCATGGTTCACTCTCCTTGAGTGGTTGGGATGAAACTCGAAGGCCCCCTTGCGGAGACCCTCTGGTTTCACACCTCCTCGTGCAGTAGCATCTCGACCTTGCCCACGATGTCGCGGACATGGAAGTGGAAGACCTTCTCGGTCCTCTCGGTGTACTGGTGGATCACCAGCCAGTCACCCTCGAACCCAGCGCGCAGGGTCCCCACGGTCTCGCCGTAAGGACCCAAGCCGTGCTTCCAGTGGGAGTTCCTGAGGGTTCCCTCGTGGTTGCGCCGCCAGAATCGGACGGCACGCACGGATTGCAGCGCCATGTCAGAACCCCGGCGAGGTCCAGCCGTCAGCGATCACCCCGCCGATCACGAACAGGGCCTTGAAGGGTGCCCACAGGAGGGTGGCGATGGCCCGAAGGACCAGCCCCACGGACACGATCACCGACCAGACGGCCGACCCCACGCCGATGATCAGCGCGATCAGCACGACGAGGATGTGGAAGATGATCGGCAGGTTCACCGCGAACTCGAACGCGGTGCGGATGTTGTCCCAGCGGCGGGCGATGAAGGCATTGAAGGAACGCAGCATGGCAGGTATCTCCTTGAGGTTGCGGGTTAGATGCGGGTCAGCTTGTTGGCCTCGACTGCGATGTTGCTATCGCGGATCGAGACATCGTTGTTGATGGTCACCGTATTGACCGCGCAGCCGGTGGCCAGCAGGCAGCAGGCGACGATGATGACCAGCGCGAGGACCGGCCAGACGTAGGTGCGGAAGGTTTGCATGAGTTCCCCCCTCAGATCAGGCCACGGCCATACTCGGTCGCGGCGATGTTTTGTGCTTCACGGTACAGGCTGTCAACCGTGCGCCCCTCAGCGGCGGCGAACAGTTCGATGCCACGGCCCAGCGTGGCGTCCAGTGCATGGTGGCGCTTGAGGTTTTCCTCCTGCGAGAGACCTTGGCGGAATGCGGACATGATGACGAATTGGGACATGATAGGGTTTCCCTAAGGGTTTGGGATTAACGATTGAACAGGTTTTGCAGCGCGACGAGGAGCCCTTCAGCGGCATCCTTGTCGAGATTCAGCGATTGCCCAGCGCGGTTCGTGATGGTGACCAGCCCGTCAGGGTGGCGCACGTCCAGCGTCGCATGGGCCAGTGTGCGGGTCGTCTTGCCACCGCACGAGGACGTATTGACAGATGTAGCGAAGATCACCTTGGAGGGTTGCATGGGTTCACCTTGCGATTGGTTCGATGTGTACAGCCTTGCCTTGCTGGATGAGTTCGCCAGCGCGATCAAGGCAGGAGGGAATGTCCGCGTACTCCTCGTACAGCTTGACAGTCCAGCTTGCGTTGTTCACTTGGCTCAGGCCGTCATAGGAGAGGAGGTAGTACACGAGAAAGTCCTTGCGGTTTGGGCGGGAATGCCTACACTGGAAGGGACCCCTTGCGGGAATCCCTTCGGATTTAGCCATTCGGTTCGCGTCTTACACGTTAGCTCGTTTCACTAGGACAGAGGATGAATCGTCACCGTATCCACTACGCATTGCAGCATCCCTGCCGCCCTACGCAACCCGAATTGTGTGCTGGTACTCCATTGGACGCCCCAGCCGGTCGCCCCGTGGTTCCCCTTGCAGGGGTCCGTCCCGTCGCTATGCGGGTTTCCTACCGGGCCGTTGCCCGTGGTGCCAACCTCAGTTGCGGCACCCTTGCACAATCAACCGATACCCTTGCCGGTATCAGGCGAAACGGACTACTTGCTGGCCCGCCACGATCACCGCATCGTCGTAGCACGATTGCCACTCGATGGCACCCTTGAGGGTGAATGCGACGTGTACAGCGCGGTACTCAGCCGACCACACGATGTAACCGATGTGCTTGGCGGCGATCATACGTGCGGCCTCGCGGTACGCCTTGAAGGCGACCTTCAGGGGTTTCAACATGGTGTGCGTTCCGTTGTCTTCGTTTGGTCAGTGATGCTAGTGTCTCACACTTCGCATCGGCTTGTCAATCACTTCTTGTTGCTACCGAAACCGTTACTGCGTTTCGTTACTGCTGGGATGCATTGTGAGGCTTGCGCCGCGCTTTGTCAATCCCTTCTTGCTATTTCTCGAATCTGTCCTAGACTGGATTCAGACATCATTTCGCGTATCGCTCGCCCAATCAAGGAAAGGAGGACACATACTGTTTATCCCTAGCATTTAACGTCGGCTTTGACTCTCAGGGACTACTTAGTTGCGACTGGTACACACTGTATCAGAGTGTAACTGAGTCTGTCAATAGTCATTCGGGCAGATTCTTAAAGAACAACCCGGAGGACCGGGCCGGTATTGCTTGGCAACACCGTGAGACGAATCTTGCCTGAGAATCGGTAGGGTGTCAATAGGCCACGCTACAAATTTGAAACGCCTATAGAGTGGGTTAATTCGCCCTATATAGAGCAACGGGAAATTGTCGCCCACTGAGACAAGAATCAGACTCGCCCTTAGGGTTTACCCTATTGACGCAATGACAGATAGACCCTATTATTGAGCCTGTAGTCCCCCAATGTGTTTCCCCTCAGGAGTGCCTCATGGCCTACAACGGACACAAAAACTGGTCTCAGTGGAATGTCTCCCTCTGGATCAACAATGACGAACAGCTATACAGGCAAGCCCAGCAATGCCTGAGAGCCTCCCGGACCAAGGACCAAGCCGCCGCCAAGTTTCACGAGATGCTGACAGCCTACGGTGTCACTGAGACGCCAGACGGTGCCAAGTACACAAAGACCAGCATTAGGGCCGCACTGGTCGGAATGTAGGGCAATCCCTCAGGGTGACCTATTGACACCCTCAGGGTCACCCTGTAGTATAGGCACCTCATGAGAAACATCAAGGGATCAGCGCCGTAGGTCCCTCAGGGTATCCACTAGGGTGCCCCCTCAGGGTCCCTACAGATAGGGAAACCCACTGGTAGCCCCTGCCTATGGCCCCTCAGGTCACGATAGGGAACACCTAATGGCCCCACTAGGTGCCCCACAATGGGCCTCATGGGCACTACGCATAATCACCATTATGTTAAATCCAGCCTTGGACCCTGCCGGGTTGACCTCAGGTGACCCTAAAGGGTGACCCCGGAGGCACTTCACCCTCAGGTGGCCCAGCTAGGGACCCCCACGGGGGGGAATCCCAGCCGGTCATTCTATGAGATACCCTCTCAGATTTTTCCTACAGTTTCACCTTTAGGGTGCCCCTCAGGTCACTCCCGAGGGTATCCCCTCAGGCGACCACAAGGACAGCATACTACAGGGTAACCTAGAAGGGAACCTCTACGTCAGCCCACTGGACAATCCCCGGAAGGTGAGCGATCTAGCGAACCTTCCGGGCGGCCACGCGAGCAGCCGCTTCACACACAGCCGCCAGCCAGAGCGCAGCCGACAGCCTCGATGGTGCCAGCAGGTACGACACTGACGCCCAGAGCAGCCACGGCCACAGCAACGAGGCCCCAAAACCGCTTGTCCTTGAGGACAGCCTTCACTACGGATTTAACCTTCTCCATGATCATCCTCCTAAGTTGATTGATCCATTGATTGATATGACACGATCTGTAGAGCAGCATAGGCTCATGCAAGGAACTGGTCCCTCTCGGGTGTGTCCCTGCATGGCCCATGTTGGTAGGCCCTGATTGGTAACTTCGGTTATCCTATATATACCTTTCAGTGGCCCCTCCTCTATAGTGTGGGTTAATCTAACTTCGGCTAACGTGCTGCTATCGTGTTTCAGGCGAGCATGTTCAGGTCGTCCCAGTAGGAATCCTCCGGGTCTTCCGTGGACAGGATCACCAGCCCGGAGCCGCCCTCAATGTACCGAGTAAGGCTCTCGCCGGTCCTCAAGGGGTCCTCCATGTGGGCGGCCAGGAACTCCTCGGTGGCCTCCGCGATCTGCTTGGCAGCGTCGAGGTCCATGCGCTCCACGAAGAAGGCAGCGGCCATCGCCACAGCGTCCAAGCGGTCATCATGGGCCAAGGCGCCGCGTTCGCGGGTCAGGCGGGACATCTGGTAGAAGCACGAGTACTTCGGGTCGAACTTGCCGTCCACGTCCTTGGCGGTCGCGTAGTCATGCTCGATGGCGGACTCGCTCACGCAGAACCGATGCGCGCCGAAGATCGGCTCCAAGGTGTCAGCGATGCGGACTTCCTTCTGGCCGACCGACCGGACCTCCTCCACGTTGCACTTGTGCAGGCGGTGGACCACCGGGGTGAACAGCTTGAGGTACATGCCGTCCCCGAAGTTGCCCTCGATGATGACATCGTTCACGGCCCACTTCTTGGCGACCTTGGCGAGAGATTCCAGCGTGGCGTCCTCATAGCCTCCCCGGAAGCCACCCACCTCCATGAGATAGAGGTAGCCGTTCAGGAAGTACATCACCGCGTAGCCGGTCTCGTCCTTGCCGCGACCCGAGGGGTCAATCGCCATGACCTTGCCGAAGTAGTTGGACATCTCCTTGGAGGACCCATAGGGGCCGTAGTAACGGTCGCCCTTCAGGCCGATCTGCGGGAGGTTGCCCAGTTCCAGCGGCGGACCCGGGAGCCAGTCGTGGGACATCGGGGCGCGCTCCTTGGGGAACAGGCCGACGATCATGTCACGCAGCCGGAGCGGGTACTTCTCGGCGTCCGACAGGCTGGTGTCCAGCATGAATTGCAGGGCGAAGCCTGCCTTGCCGTAGGACACCTCACGTTCCAGCAGGTCGTTCTCATCGAAGCGTTGCGGGTCCGTGGGCTTCCACGAGAGACCCTCGGGGTCTGCATCGTAGCGTTCAGCCAAGTAGGGGGCCAAGCGGGTGCCGTAGTTGGCGCGCTGCTTCTCGTCACGGGGATACCGTGCGGGCCATATCAGCGTGACATAGCCACGGTTCAGGAGTTCGTTGTACAGGCTCATCTCGTTCTGGGGCGTGCCCAGATAGATGACCGTGCCACCCGGTTTCAGGATAGCGTCAAACTCCTTGACCAGTTCGAACAGCTTGTCGCGGGCGCCCTGTGTCGAGCTATTGCCCGGGACCTCCACGTCATCCGCGATGATGATGTCAGCGCGGGAGCCGGTCAACTGGCCGGTGATGCCCACCGACTTCACCGAGGGCGAGTGGTCAGGCAGCTTGGGGCCGACATCGAACTTGACCACCGTATCGACCTGCCCGGGGGCGGCCTTCAGGTGATGCAGGAATTCAATCTCGGAGATGATCTTCTTGATGAACTGGGAGTTCGCATCGGCGCGTTCCTTCGAGGCCGACACGATCATGATCTTGAGTTGCGGGTCCCGCCACAGGCGCCATACAACGTAGGCACAGGTGATGAAGGACTTCGCCACACCTCGGAAACCCTGCAAGATGAACCGGCGCGAGGGCGGGTTCTGAAGCGTCCACGCCATGTCGTTCTGGATGTCCGTGGGGTTCGGGAGGTTGATCACCTTCCAGACGAACCACACGAAAACCCTAAAGTCATCGCGCATACGCTTTTGCAGCAGGGCTTCCTTGGTGTCCGTCTTCAACTGCTCGATGGACATAAGGAAGCTCCTCTAGTGTGGGTTAATGGAACTGGTGGAACTCCTCATCGTCAGCGAGGACGGGCGGGAGTTCGGTGGACAGGGCCGCGATCTGGGCCGCGCTGGTGCGCTCCTTCTCGGCGGCTTCCTTCTGGGCCGGGGACGTGGGTTCGATTTCCACGCCGTTGTCCTTCAGGAACTTGATGATGGCGTTGTACAGGGCGGGGGTCCGCTTCTCCGGGTCTCGCAGATCGGCCAGCATGTTCTGGGCGACTTCGAGGTGGACCTGTGCCAGCAGTTCTTCGAGGCGACTCATTCATCCTCCTTGTCTTTGTTCTTACGCCGCGACTTGATGACCGCGACAATGGATGTGGTGAGGGTGCTAATCAGCATACAAACGATAGCTACGATGTAGAACCACTCGTTGACCGTCAGGCCCAACACCCTTGAGGCAACCTCTCCGGCTACCACGGCGGGCGGGGCAAACTGGACGACCCCGTTTTGAACGTCGAGATTGACCATTACTTCTCCTTCTTGGAATCCCTCAGGCACCCGTTCAGGTGCTTCAGGAGCGTGGGGTTATCCGCTAGGACCCCAGTCAGGCCCGAGGCGAGGGCGCGCACAATCGGCTCCTCGTCGGGCACCGTGAGGCCCATCGAAGCGATGAGGGCGTGGAGGACCTCGTGGATCACCGTGTCGGCTTCCTCGATGGGAGCCAGACCGGCCCGCACTTGGATCGTGTGGGTGTCGTAGTAGGTGATCCCGTAGGTCCCCTCGTCGTCAATCGCTTCGGGGTACTCAAGGGTCCAGCGGCGCCCATTGATTCGGACGCGCTGGGGTCTCATGCTGGGGCGACCGGGAGGGTGACCTTCAGGGGGAACCCGATCTGGTCCGGCAGGTCGCGCAGGGCTTGGCGGTAGGCGCGCCACTCGGTGGCCTTGAGGGTCTCCCCTCGGTCCTCCAAGATGAACACCTGAGCGTCCGCCCGTTGGAGTTCACGGTCTCGCCACTGGCGGACCTCGGTGGCCTTGTGCCACGCCACGTAGGAGTCCTTGACGCCAGCGAACCAGACGCCACGCAGGAAGTCGATGGACGGTTGCGCCACGCTGGTGGAGTTCCACTCAGCGATCTTCGCGTCCGTGATCTGCTTGGCCTCGTTCGGGTCGATCATGCGGGACAGCACGTAGTCCTTCCCGGGGACAAGCTCCGGGTACATGGTCATGATGACGTACAGCAACTCCTCGATGTCCAAGAAGTTGTCGTCCGCCTTGGCGATGACATCTGCGATGCCGTTCAGTTGAAGCATGGGTGTTCCTCCCCTCCTTAGAAGTTGCGAATCCACACTGAGCGGATAAAGATGAAGTTCGCCGTGGCCGAACCGGAGCCGCCACGCACGCCCATGAGGACCTGCGGTGCCGGTGCGTCATAGGTAGACGAGATGGGACCGCGCTCCTCCACGAAGGAGTTCCACTGGCAGTTCGCCACGCCGACCTTGCTGTTGAGTGCGTCGTTTAGCCACTGACCACGCATCGGCATGTAGACGTTACCGTCCACCGCGAGGCGGGCGCCTTGGGTTCCGAAGTAGAACTCGCCGTTGTTCAGCATGAAGGCGACCACCGCGTTATACTCGTGGTTCACCCACTCCATGCCTGCGCCATTACGGCCACGCATGTGGAAGTTGTAGCCATCGTTCGCACGCAACTGAATCTCGCCGGAGTTGCCGAAGCGGTTCTCGATGCGCAGGCGGTAGCCCATCATCGTGCCGCCCCCGTGGCCGCCCTCGTTGATCTTCACCTCGCCGTTCGTCACGTTGAACATGAAGGGCCGGTAATCGTTCCACCCACCCGCTTGGTTGCCCGAGTTGGTGCCCATCAGGTACAGGTTCACCCCGTCCTGCCGCCAGAACGTGCCGTAGTTTCCGTACTTGATTCGGGTCTGTCCGTATCCGTCACTAGCGAGGGCCGCGTCCGCGAAGGTCAGGCCGCCAGTACTGACGATATTCCCGGTCTTGCGGCTGATATTCAGCACCGTGGCCGTCCAAGTGCCATCGTCCTTGTAGCGATCCACCACGAAGTTCGAGCCAGCTTCCGCGCCGGTCTCGGCCTCGCTGTTGGTGTACACGGTCCAGCGGTTCTTGTCGTCGGTCCTGAACAGGAGGCCCTTGTACACGCCCGGATCGGCGTCCAGCGTCACGGTCGCGTTCTCAACGTTGTTGGTGTTGATGCGGAGCGACCCACTCATCGGAACGCTGCCGTCCGCCGACATCTTCCCAGCCGCAGCAGCAGCCGCAGCATTAGCCGTGGTCACCGCATTGTCCGCATCGGTCTCGGCAGCAGTCAGGCGCGTGTCGAACGTATTGGCGATGTCGATAGCGTCCTGCGCGTTCTGCTCGATCTGCAACACATTGGCCGCAGTCGATTCCACGCTCGCCCGATCAGTTGCCACGGTCGCCTTGTCGGCAGCCACGGTCGCCTTGTCAGCGGCCACAGTCGCCTTATCGGCCGCAACGATTGCCTTATCGGCGGCCACAGTCGCCTTATCGGCAGCCACAGTCGCCTTGTCAGCGGCCACAGTCGCGCGGTCAGCCTCGGCGGCGTTCTCTGACGCCTTGGCGTTCAGGGCGTACTGCTTCGCGGACAGGTCTGCCCCCTCCACCGGGGTGGCGAGTTGCGTGGCCCACTGCTGCGCCTTGTCGCGTGCGGCGATGGCAGCATCGCGGGCATCCTTGGTCTCGCCAACGCGGGAGTCGTAGTACTCCTTGGTCATCGCGTCCTGCGGGTCGATTGGGTTGCCGAGGTTCACGATGCGGCGGTTGCGCGCGTCGAGGTTGCCATCGTCATCCACGCCCAGCGAGTCGGAGACCAGATCGCGGGCTTCCTGTGCGATATGCACGGTTTGCAGTTCCGCGAGGTTCAGGTCGGAGGCGCGCAGGATCGAGGCATCGTTGAACGTCACCAGCCGCTCGGTTGCGCTGGTCACGCGGCGGACCTCGATGTTGTCGTACCCGCCATTGGTCGGACCCCACGTTTCCGTGGTCCGGATGCTGGTCGAGGTCTGGAAGGTGTACTCGCTGTTCTGGATAAGCTCGCGCCGGTCATTCCCCAGAAGGGTCACCACGACGAACTCTCGGGCCAGATAGTCGAAGTCCACGGGGAAGTCCCGGGAAACATCGTCCAGCGGATAGACCTTCACGGTTGTTGGTGCAGCCATGTGTGTCCTCCTTGTTGGTTAAACGAAAAAAAGGCCAGCCCCGAAGGGCCAGCCTATGTCCTACAGTGTGGGTTAATCCCGGCGTTACATTGGATCAGCGATCCACTCTTGGAAGGCCCGCTGGGATACCGGATCGTTCGGCACGAGGCCCCGGAAGGCCCGCACCACGCCCTTGTTCCACTTGGCCTCATCGAAGGAATCCTCCGGGGTCGCCACGCGGGCCACGGGCGCCCATGCGAGGGACGCCAGCGAGTCCGCCAGCTTGACAGCCGGGGCGTTCTCCACCACGCCACCGAGGAGGTTCCCCACTGGGGCACCCTGCTGGGCCTCCCTGCTGTTCTCCCTCAGCTTCGCCTCTTGCGAGGTCCGACCAAGGCCAGCGTACTGGGCCGCATACTCGGGGACCCACTGGGACACCACGGGGGTACTCACGATGGAGTCGTGGAGGTTCCCGATGGCGCCGAACGCTGCCGACCGCTTGAGGCCGCCCGCCACCAGCATGGAGTAGTCGCCGGGTTCCCCGAGGTTTTCCTTCAGGTACTTGTTGCGGTCTTCCTCGTTGGTGAACTTCTGGGCGCGGAGGTAGGTGATCCCCGCATAGCCCAGCCCAGCCAGCACGGGGCCAAGGATGAAGGTGTCGATGCCCTGACCCACATCCCCATCGCGGAAGGTCGCGGCGGTGCCCCGGATCAACTTGGCATTGACCGAACGCATCACGAACGACTGGAACTGCGACAGCATCCCGACCACGGGCATCCCGGCCCACCGGAAGGTGGACGAGGGCGTGTTCTGCTGGATCACCCGCTCGGACCAGTACTGGCCGTAACGGCGCAGCGCAGCGGCCCGTGGATCGTTGACGAGGGCCTGAGGGTTGGTGACCCGCAGTTCCCCGTCCACAAGCGAGGTCGATTCGCGCAGCAGGTCCAGCACGCCCGCCAGTTGGGCCTCGTCAACGGATGCGGAGCGGGCCTTGGTCTTGTTGGCGAAGCTGGACTTGCCGGTGTGGGCGCCCCGCGCTAGGTCCGCGAAGAACTCAGCCCGGGCGGTCTCCACGATGCGGCCAGTGGTCGCGCGCAGAAACTTGGTGGCCCACCACTTATCGGCGGCGGCCTCGGTTGCGCCCTTCAGCCCGCCCAGCACGGAAGCGGTGATGCCCTCCCCGATCTGGTCGTTGAGCCGGTCCACCGACTTCTCGATGGCTTCGCTGAACGAGGGGATGATCGCCTTGTCCAGTTCCCGGCCCCACACCAGCCCTTGGGCCAAGCGCATGTTTGCCTCGGTGGCCTTGCCGTTCATCAGGTTGGAGAACAGCTTGCCCAGACCCGGGATCGACTTGGCCGCGAACGACACACCATGCTCGCGGATGCCCGCCGCAATCTCGGTGAAGTTGGACAGGCCCATGAACGCCGACGACTTCATGAAGGCGAGGTTCTTCACGATGGACTCCACCGCGCGAAGCCGCGCCCAGTCGCTGTTCATGCCGACCCCGTAGAGTTGGTTGACCAGCATCTCAGCCGCGTCCACTGCCGCCTTCTGCTCGGGGTTGACCGCATCCGAGAACTCACGGGCCGCCCGGATGATGTCCGAAACGTCCGTCAGTCCGGAGCCGGTGCCCACGGACAGCGCCACGTCCCCGCGCACGCGGTTGAAGTACCCAGTGTCGATCAGGTCGGTGTCGTAGCTGAACAGGTCCGCCACGCTGAACTTACCCGCCTGCCCCGGGACCTCGATCTCGTAGTCGTGGCCGAACGGGTTGCGCTGCTTGCGGAAGCCCGGGGTGGAGTCGGTGTGGCCCACGCCCGAGTCCATGATGCGGTTCAGGTGCGAGATGCCCACGCCGTCCAGCGGGTCGCCCGACTTGACGATCCCGTAGGCCACGTCATGGGCCAGTTGCCGGAAGTCCCGCACGATCCCCTGTGCGGCATCCTGTGCGATGCGCTCGACAACCTGCTTGCGCACCTCCGGGTTGGTCAGGTAGGAGCCAATGAAGGAGCGGGCCACGAGGTCCTGCAACTCGTCAGCGCCGATCTGGTCCACCAAGGCGCGCACCTTCACATCGTCATAGATGATCGGGGCGCCGTAGTTCTTCTTGAAGCTGGCCTCATCCAGCAGGCTCGGTGCATCCACGCCCCAGCGGGCACCCGGGGCAACCTGCTGCTCGCCCAGATCGCGGTAGAACTCGGTACGCAGGTCGTACACCTTCCGTTCCGCCTTCGAGAGACCCGAGGGGTCCTGCTTGAACATCGCCCGCTGAATCTTCTCGTTGAACGCCTGCCGGATGCCCCGTGCGGACCCCTGCTGGTTGACCCACTGGGGTTCCCCGAGGGCCTCACTGCGGGCCGCTTCGAGTTCCCACTGGTAGTCGTGGAACCGACCGTTCATGTTCTGGGCGACATCCTGGCCCGTCACGCCGAACTTGCCGGAGGACCCATCGGTGTACCCACGGGTGGCCCGCCCGAGGTTCCAGAACAGGTCCTTGAGGGACTGGTTCTCGGTGCGCCCCAGCACGTCCCCGATTTCCACGCCGGGGACCCCACGGGCGGTCATCTCGACATCCGCGTGTTGGAAGCCCGGGTTCAGCGGGTTGGCCGATGAGAACTGGATGCCGGTGGCTGTGTGCAGGGTGTCCCCCGCGTTGGTGCGCAGCAGTGCCGGGACCTGCCCGGGTTGGTAGTTGGGGCCTCGGCGGGCTTCTGCCGCGTTGACGCCGAACTCGCTCCGGTCGATGGTCTGCTTCCACTTGACCCCGGTCTCCGCGTCAATGTCCATCGGCGTGAAGATCGTGGGATCGACTGCATCGGTGTGGCCGTCCGCCCGCAGCGCCGCAGTGGTCTCCCCGGCTTCCGCCCGGTGAACCCCGCGTTGCATCCTGCCCGTGGCCTTCTGGTACGCCCAGCCAGCGGTGACGCCTACGCCGTGGATGCCCAGCCCGAAGGCCGCGCCCGCAGCGATGGCCCCGGCGAAGTCCGCCTGCACGCCCGTGGTGGACTCCCGGAAGGCTTCGCTCGCAAGGTTTCCAGCGGCCCCCTCAACAGCCGCAGCGGCCCCCGCAGAGGCCACCCTAGCGATCCCATTGGAGAACAGCCTGCCGGTCCTCACAGCGGCCCCAGCGGGGATCAGCGAGGAGCCATACGTCACGGGGTCCCCCAGCATCTCCCCAACGCCATACGAAAGGTCCCCCATGAGGGTTAGCTTCTGGTTGGCGCTGGCTTGGTTCTCCCGGGCAAGCTCGATCAGTTCATCGACCTGTTGCTCGTTCATGGCGTTGCGCATCACGAACTTGGTCCCACTGGCGCCGATGTTGGCCCCGGCGATCTTGCTCATCGCCTCCTCAGTGAGCGGGTTAGAGCCGCCCAGCAGTGAGGCCACAGGGCTATCAGTGCGGCGCAGAGCAGTCCCGATAGCGGAGGCCCGGAGACCGGCCACGAGGCTGTCACCCAGTCCCTGCTCGGGATTGAGGTCCCTGTATTGCCCTAGCGCCTGCCCCTGTACCTGTGTGGGCGTATTCAGATCGACCCGGGCATCACTGAGGCCGACCACGCCCGGGGCTTTTCCCGAACCGACCCCCAGCGTGGGGGCCAGCTTCCCGAGATAGCCACGGGTCTCCTCCGGCAGCAGGTCGTACTGCCCCGCCTTGAAGGCGTTGAGGTACTTGTTGCCCTTGCCTGCGCCAGCGTTGTACAGGACCAGCCCGCCTTCCCACGACCCGGCCTGCTTGATGTTGCCCGCCATGATCGCGGCCATCGCGGGGATCGCCTTGTCCGGGTTCTTGAAGTCCTCGATGGTGTCGAGGCCGTGCTTGCCCATCCAGTACTTGGGCATGATCTGGCCGATGCCAACCGCGCCAGCCTTGGAGACCACAGCCGGATCGAAGTTCGACTCCGCTTGAATCTGTGCCTTCAGCTTGGCCGGGTCCAGCCCATTGGCCTGCGCTGCCTGCTGGATCAGCGCGTCGTACTTTGTCGTCATGTGAATCTCCTTGTCTGGTTAACGAACGATACCGACGCCTGCCGCTGCCTCCACGTCCTCGGGGGTCATGGATGCGCGCTGCTTCTGGCGTTCAGCTTCCTTCTTGATGGTCTTCTCGACCGATGCCTTGTTGGCCTTGGCCGCCTTCTCGGCGTCGAACTTGTACCGCGCCCGAACATCGTCCTGCGTGACGGGGCGGGACTCGCCGGTCATCACGTTCCGGATGCTCGCGGTCTGCGTGTCCGGGTTGTAGTCGATGATCGTGCGGCCCTCGTCAACCTGCCACCCGTTGCGGGTCTCGGTGAGGATGTTGTCGAACGACTGGCGGCCAGCGGCGAAGCTGGTGCGGGTCCCATCGAACTGGAAGAACGACTTGTGGACCGCGCCGTTGCCCTTGCCGAACACCTCGTTCTGGTCACGGAAGTCCTGCTCGGCCTGCTTGGCCGCAGCGTCAGCCGACAGGCCCATCGCCATGTAGTGCCCCGCGAACGTCTTCAGGGTGTCCACGTTGCGCTGGGTCAGCGGGAGTTGCATCCCGGTCAGGGACTTCGACAGGGCCTGCGTGCGCGTGTTGCGCTCCTTCTCCGGGAGTTGCTTCCACGCATTCTCGCTGACAGCCACCTCAGCCGGGGTCACGCCGATTCGGGCGCCTGCCTCAATGGCAGTCATGAACCCGGGCTTCTTCCCGTTGTTCACCGCGTAGGCGGCGGTCGGGTCGATCTGGGCCAGTGCCTGCACGCGCGCCACCGAGGGGGGAACCTTCACGTCAGCCTTACCGGAGGCGATCTGCGACAGCATCACCTCCCAGTCCCTTTCGGCCCCCTCCACGATCCCCTTCACGGCCTTGAAGGCGTACCCATTGGGGACCGTCCCGGCCAACTTCAGGATTGCGGTGTCCCGCTGGGCGCCCTCAGGGAGACCGTCCACGATCATCTTCTCGGCGGCCACCAGTTCCTCGCGGTCCTTCAGGCCCAGCCCGTCCGGGTCAGCCGACACGCCTCCCGTGATGGTCCCCGAGAGGACACCCGAGAGGGTCCGGACTGCGCCTTGGATGCGGCCCTGCTTTTCCAACTGGATGGCGTACTGCTCGCGCGCCTGCTGGGCCTCGAACTCCTGCTTCTTCTTGATGAACCCGAGGACTTCCGTGGCACGGTTCACCTCAGGGGTGCGGACCCCTCGGGATTCCCTCAGGAGGGTCTCGATGTGCTTCTGCGCGGCGGTGTCGTCCTTGTTGGACATCCACGCGGAGTAGTCGGCCTCCTGCTTGACGAATCGGTCCCCGTCCCGGGCGTTCTCGGCTTGGCGGGCCTGAATGACAGCGAGGTCAAACTTGCCGCCACCCATCAGGTCCCGCAGCAGCACGTCCTTGCCACCGTAGTTGATGGTCTGGCCGCCCAGTTGTTCCAGCACGTCCGCGCCACCCTTCGAGGCCGACAGGGAATCCACGGCCTTGCCGATCAACGTCAGCCGGTCAGCGTCCGTCCGGGCGAGGCCAGTCTTGTCGTGCATCGAGGTCGTCTGCATGATGTACTTCGCGGCGCCCTCCGGGCCGTAGCTCGACAGGATTTCCGGGAGGGGCGCGATCAGGTCCGTGGCCGCCACCGTCATGCCCTCTTGTTGCAGGCGCTTGTTGGTCACGTCCGTCTGCAACTTCAGCAGGACCTCCCGGCGCTTGTCTTGGTCGCGGTCGAAGCCAGCCTTGAACGCAGGGTTGTCGGCGGTCAGGTTGAACTGCTCCGCGTACTTGCCCCGGGCCGTGTTCAGCGCCTTGATGCGGAACTCGTCCGCCTCATCGAAGGTCTTGAACTTGCCCTGCGTGATCTGCTCCTCGACCTCCTGCTCGACCTGTAGCGCAGCGGTGTAGGCCGCCTTGTTGTGGAGGACTGACATCGCCACCGGATCGTCTTGGAAGGGGACGTTGCCCGCCTTCATCTCGGCCCGGTACTGCTCGACCGTCTTGTCCTTCATCCAGTCCTGCACCTTGGTGTCGGCGTTGTCGCCCATCACCTTCTGCACGGTATTGAATGTCTGGCTTGCGTTGTTGGCGAAGTCCGCCAGAATGGCCGCAGTGTTCCGACCCCGCATGTCCACGGTCTGCTCGACACGCTGCGCCCGGTAGCCGGGGGCCTCGGTGCCCTTGGACACGCGCGGACTCGGGGAGAACTGCCGCCACATCATGTATGCACTATTCGCGCTTCCTGCCATGTGACCTCCTTAGATTTTGGCCGGGGCAGACTTGCCCGTTGGTGCCGTTGCTGACTTGTAGGCGCCGCCCATAGACGCGCCAGCCTGTGCCCCCTGCATCCCGCCGTTGATGACTTGCAGGGTCTGGGACACGCTGGACGGGCCGCGAATCTTGGCCTGCCCGGTGACAGCCGCCACGGTTTCCATGCGGTTCTGCTCGGACGCACTCTGCACGCCACGGCGCTGGTTCAGGTAGTCGGCCCGGATCGAGTCAGACACGCGGGCATCCTGGCCCCGCACTTCCCGCATCACGGCATCGACCGACCGGCCCTCAAGGCCAGAGTCAGCGAAGGCGGCCTCGATCATGCCCCGGTTACGCATCGCGTTGATGGAGTTGTTTTCGAGTTGCTGCTGGGCCTGCTCGTAGGCGTTGCGGTCCTCCTGATTCAGTTCCGCGTCCTTGTAGTTCATCTGCTTGATCAGTTGCCGCGCCTGCCCTGCTTGGGCCGCCCGTGCATCACCGATCTGGTCTGCTTGGTCCTTCTGGGCCGATGCAGCGGTCGCCATTCCGACCACGGCCATGATGCCCATGCCGATGGTTACTGGTTCACACATCGTCGCTCCTTGGTTTGATCACGAACTGGCGGAACTCCTCGCCGTTGATCGTGGTCGGGTTGATGAACTCGGCCCCCAGATAACGGAGGAACCGGACGTGTAGGTCGTTCGACATCATGACGATGTTCGTGCAGGGGACACCATAGACGGTGTGGACCACATCCCTGCGGTGTTTGATGATCTTGCAGAAGTCCCCCTTATGGGACCGCACCCGGGCCGTGGTGACGAACCAGCAGATGCCCAGATGGTCCAGCCCTCCGACTGCCACGAGGTTGCCTTCCGGGTCCCTTACGGCCTCCGCATGGGCGCCGCTCTCAAGGACATCCATCAGGGGTCCCGCGATAGCCTCGAAGGGCTTACCAGTCAGGCACTCATACTCCCGACGATCTTCCGGCAGGGCCTGCTCGATCAACTCGATGATGCCCTGCGGGGTCAGGTCTTCACTGTACAAACGCATGATTGGGAATCTCCTCTTAGGTAGAAAAAGAAGGGGACCCTATAGGATTACCTTTTATGGTTTTCCAATAGGGACCCCTCCTATAGTGTGGGTTAATTACAGGGCCTGTTCTCGGCGGAAATACTTGCCCACCCAGCCTGCGCCGATCAGCGCCACCGGGCCGGGGTTATCCGACGACAGGGTGATTCGGCACCGCTGCGAGTCCGTCATCACCGGGAACCGGAACTGGCCGGTGTCCAGCGCGTCCTCGCCCAGCACGTACTCGCCCATACGCTTGCCGCTCATGGTGTACAGGAACTTATCGCACACGCTCACGACGAAGGGGCCGGAGTTGTTGTAGTTCACCCATGCCCGCTGAATCTGCAAGCGGCCCACGTCCTCGCTGCGCACGCCGGTCTCGTCCGCTACCTTGATCAGCAGCTTCGAGAACGTGTAGATGAGCGAGTACGCCTCCCCGATGAGCATGGTCTTGGCGGTGTGGTCCCCGGGGATTTCCAGCGTGCCCCCTTGGGCCACCCACCCGGTCTCCGGCTCCTCGAACTCGTAGCCACGCCCATCCTCGGTCACGATCCAGTACTTCCCACGGGCCGGGATGGCGCCGTACTCGGAAGCCAGCGAGATGATCGTGCGGTTGGTCGCCTCGTTATACGTCAGGGCCTCCACTTGCTTCTTGCGGTCCATGTGCAACCGGAACGGCTCGAAGTCAAAGTCCTTGGTGTTCTGGGTGAACTCGATGGCCTCAAGGTAGGTCCCTGAGGGGGAGTCGATCATGAGGTACATAATCGCCCCGA